CTACTCCTATGGAAAGATTAACGACACTTGAAAACGCATTGGCCATCATGGCCATGGAGAGGAGGACGATGTAAATGCAGATCAACTATGTAAACTATCTGAAGACTTATGTGATCAGGCCTGAGACACCATTTGAAACAGCAAAGGAAAAGGTTGAAGTAATGTATCTGGATGATAATATCACTCTTACGGAACATGACGAACTTCTTAGCCTGGCTGAGGAAATCTGTTCACCTTATGCGGATCTGCCGGAAAATGAGGTGCGGATCACGAACATCGAACAGGATCTGCAGGCCATTAAAGAGAGGCTCGGCATGATTAACTCTGATATCTGGCCTCTAGTGGAGGGCACCAGATTTGCATCCTCTGCAGACTTCAAACATACCGGTGACCGCGTGAGCATGCTTCTGGAGGGAGAAGACCAGGTAAGACACTATGTCTGCAAACTGAATGATAAGTGGGAGGAACAGGGTACTGCATACACACCTCTGGGTAATGCGAATTCATGGAAAGAGTTTGACCTGGATGCATCAGAGGAGGAAATCGAATCTTTCTTAGCTGCATGGAAATCTAAGTTCCCGGAATTTGATGGATGGGTAAGATAGGAGGAAATGATTATGGATTATAAATACATCATTGTCACACTGATTTTTGTTATCTTTGACATTGCAACCGGAGTGCTGCAGTCACTGATTCGTGGGACATTTCAGAGTAAGATCATGCGGAAGGGCGGGCTTCATAAGCTGGCCCTTTTAGTGACCCTTGCTTTCGGGGTCGCTCTGGATTACTCCCAGACTTTAGTGGAATTAGGCTTCCGGTTCCCATGCCTTAAGACCATAGCAGCCTACATCACACTTATGGAGATTATGAGCTCAGTGGAAAACATTAACCTGGCTTTCCCGGGAGCATTGCCCAAAAAACTGGTCAATATATTAAATCATGCTGCTGCAGAAAATGGAGTGGGTGAAGATGAAGATAGAGAAGAGAAATGATAAAAGATATCCTTGCCAGGTTTTCCTGGCATCCGGAAGAAAGCTCCTGATCCCTCAGCAGACACAATTCGGATCGTTCTGTCAAAAACACGGCTGCTCCATGGCAGCATCCTCTATCGCCCTGCAGGCAGCGGGAAAGAAGCAGGATGATGGAACAGTCTGGAATCCGAAAGAAATCTACCAAAAGGCCAAGAAGGTGATTTCAGGATATAACGGGTCCAAACTGACTATCTGGGGATGTAAATCCATCATCAATAAGATTGCAGGGAAAGAAGTCGCTTTCTGGCATTCCAATGATGGGAAACATAATACCAGTATCCGGGCAGACATAGACAAGCAACTTAAAGCTGGCCATATCATCCTGTTTGAAGAAAAAGACCCGATACATACGATCGTTATTCTTGGCATTGACAAAAAGCACCGCTATATAGTGGCCACCAATGGGAAAATCGTGCGAAGGTCAAAGGCTGGAGAGATCAGAAAGGCGCTGCATGGACTCAAAGGTTCCAAGAATCAGAAGAATTGGTGGAATGGTAGAGACCATGGAGCCGGCTATGTAGTGATAAAGGGGTGTGAAAAATGAGAGTATCAAAAAAATGCATTGAAATGGTTAAAGAGTTTGAAGGTTGTTATCTGACAGCTTATCAGGATGCAGTAGATGTCTGGACCATTGGCTATGGAACCACTTCTACAGATAAGGCGATTACTGGAAAGACGATCAAGAAAGGGATGAAGATCAGCCAGGCTACGGCAGACAAATGGCTGGAGGAATCTTTGAATAAGAAATACCTTCCATTGGTTTTGAAATACCAGGACAAATATGGATTTAACTCTTCTCAGATTGACGCACTAGTCTCCTTTGCCTATAATATAGGCAGTATTGACCAGCTGACCGATTATGGAAAGAGAACGATCCGAGTGATCGAGGAAAAAATCCTGCTCTATAATAAGGCCGGAGGAAGAGTCTTAAGAGGTCTTACCAGCAGAAGAATAGCTGAGCTGGATCTGTTCCGGCAAGGAGCAAAGAAGTTTGATGAGGGGTTCCCCAGACTTCCTTCCAGAGGTTATTTCCAAAGAGGAGACCGAAATGCACAAGTAGGCCAGCTCCAGAAACTACTTTCCTGGATGGACTTGTATTCCGGAGAGATTGATAATGCCTATGGAGAAAAGACAGAGAAGGCAGTCAAGAAACTTCAGGATATGATCGGTACTGCAAAGAACGGCAAGTTCGGGAATAAATGTCTTCCCTATTGTAAGAAGTATAAAAAATGATCATAATACAACACAGGATACAACAAGAGAATCGAATCAGCCTTTAAACATGCGGGTTTTAACTGTGTTCGATTCTCTCATCCCCTGTTATTTGGGAGAGTGGCTTGAATAGTCATTCTCCCTTATTTTATGCGCTTATTGGCGATTATGAAATGATGGTATACCATCGTAATATGATGGCAAACCAGTGTAATTTTATGGGTTGATGCATCACGAAATGCATCACAGGATCTGTTCAAAATACCCGTCTATTATCTCGTCGACTTTCTGACGCTCCTCCGAGAATGTTTCCGTATAAACAGATTTCATGATATGGTCTGTCTTCCAGCCTCCCCGTTCCTGGGCATATTTGTCCGATATACGGAGCATGGCCATTAATGATGCGTTAACATGCCGCAGATCATGGAATGTCATTTCTTCAATGCCGTGGAGCTTCATCTGCTTCCGGAACCGGTATAGCAGAGCTTTTGGAGACAGATCTACAATGACATCCCCATCTACTTCGTTGATTAGCTCCTGGATCCGGCCCGGCATCCGATGCCTTCTGTTCCTGGTAACTTCTTTGGCAATCTCTTTTCTCTCATCTACACCGCCGACAGATACCAGGACTTCTTTGATCGTGATATATTCTCCGTCGATACTCTTCGACTTTGTTAATCCCCTTATCTCAGACATGGTAAAAGATAGCCACATGGCAAGTAAGACTGGAAGCTCTATATCTGTATCTTTGACAGCTTCATAGATCTCAGCCGGAAGCGGCAGACTCCTGATCCGTCGTGCTTTCTTAGGCAGATCCACATGAAAGACTCTGCCGGGACAGTATCTTTTAAGAGTAGAGGCAATAAGGCCATACTCAATCTGTACTGTTTTAGGAGAGACAGATCCTTTTCGGTTAAGTGGTGTCCTGGTCATTTCTTCGTTCACAGCCTGCTGCAGCATATTGCTGGTGATCTTAGCGATTGGGATGGCCATGATGCCCTGGAAACTTCTCTTCCTGATCATCTCATAGCGATAGATTGAGCTGGGAGAAAGGACAGGCCTTTTGAGTTCGATATAATGATTGATCGCTTCTCCAAGGGTCCATTTCCGTGAATCATTCGCCCGGGTTCTGTCGATAGCAAACTCTGCAGCCATGTATTCGGCCTCTTTTTTATTGGGAGCTGTGAATGATTCATATTTCTTTTTTCCGTCTGGATCAGTATGGGAGTAGACCAAGCATCTCCAGTTACCGGATTTCAATTTTTTGGCTTTCGCCATAGTATCACCTCCTGAAAATGGGTACAAAAATAAGAGCCAGGGAACTTGCGGTCTCTTGCGAGGCTCTTCCGGAGATGATACTATATAGGTGCTAAACTATGGCAACATCTCCGGATGTATGTCGGCCGTTGAGCTTTTGACCCCAACATCATATACATTATTGTTAATTTATTGTTCAGAATAGTTCCGGTTTTCAAAATCCCGGTATATTTGCTCCTGTTATATTTGGCGTTATCATGATTACTCCAGAAAGGATTGAAAGAACAAATGAAACTAAAAAAAGTATCGGCTTCTTTAGGCCTTCTTTCCATTGCCTGTATGATGATACATATTGGGTATACGGTATTTGCGTATCTGACGTTTTATTATAATCCGATGCTGAAGATTCTGACAGCGGTTCCCTTCATGGTGATGGTATGCCTGCATGCCATATGCGGAATGCTGACCGTATTCCTTCGGGCAGACGGAACCCGTCTGGATCTGTATCCGAAGCAAAACATAGAGACCATTCTCCAGCGGGTCAGTGCCGCATTAATGCTGCCGCTGCTGATCCTGCATATCAACACCTTTGGCCTTCTTCAAGCTGCTGCGCAAAAAGAACAGTGGATCTGGTTTGGCCTGCTGCTTATCAGTCAGCCCCTCTTTTATGCTACGGTGCTTAACCATATTGCGGTATCCGTGACCCGGGCTTTTATTACGCTGGGCTGGCTGACTTCACGTGAAAAACAAAAGACGATTGACAGAGTGATTTATATACTATGTGCCGCTGCATTTGTAATTGCGGCTTTTGTGGTGCTTAGGACGGAACTGGCCATGTTCCTGCCGCGAGGAGGGGTATCATGAGAAATGTACTGATTATCGGCAGCGGAATCTCTGGTATGGCTTGTGCCCTGCGGTGTGCTAGTCAGGGACTTCATGTGACGATGGTAGCTCCTTTTCCTTCCGAGCGGTCCCAGTCTGTAATGGCTGCGGGTGGGATCAATGCGGTACTGCCCCTGTCGGAAACCGGTGATTCCGTCAATAGTCATATCGAGGATACCTTAAAGGGAGGCTGTGGGCTGGGCGGCCGGAGAGCCGTGACCGGTCTGTGCCGGCATGCCGGGGATATTTTAGAGTATCTTAAAAGTATTGGAACAGTGTTCTCGATGGATGAGGAGGGGCAGCCCCTGCCCAGGGCCTTCGGCGGACAGTCCCGCAAGAGGACTTACTACTGCGGTGCATCCACAGGCAAGCAGATTGTTTCCGCCCTGGTCATGGAGGCCAGACGCTATGAAGGGCAGGGAAAGATTGAACGCAGGCTCTGGTGCTGCTTTCATTCTGCCCTGATCCGGGATGGAGCCTGTTATGGTGCCCTGCTTTTTGATGAAGCCCGCGGAGGCCTTGAGGCAGTTTATGCAGATGCAGTGGTCATTGCCACCGGTGGGCAGAACGCGCTCTTTGGCAAGACCACCGGCTCCACCCAGTGTGACGGATATACGGCAGGTAAGCTCTTTATGCAGGGAGCAGATCTTAAGAACCTTGAGTTTATCCAGTATCATCCGACCACCATGGAAACCGCTCAAAAGCGGATGCTGATATCCGAAGCAGCCAGGGGCGAAGGGGGCAGACTTTATTACAGCAGCGGGGGACAGAACATTTACTTTATGGAAGAAAAGTACGGTCCGGGCGGCAACCTGATGACCCGAGACGTAATTGCGAGAGAAATGGATGCTCTTTCTGAAAAAGTCTGGCTGGATATCTCCTTCCTGGATAAGGATGTGATCGACAGACGCCTTCCGGAGGTGAGAGATCTCTGTGCAAAGTATGGCGGAATCGACGTGACCCGCCAGCCCATTCCCGTTGAGCCGTCGGTGCATTTCTTCATGGGCGGCCTGGCTGTGCACTTAAATCACGAGACCAATATACATAACCTGTTTGCAGTGGGGGAATGTGCCTCCATGTATCATGGTGCCAACCGGCTGGGCGGCAACTCCTTGCTGGCGGCCGTCTACAGTGGAAATGTGGCAGCAGATGCCATAGCGGAAAGAAAGGATGAGGGCATTGCCGGCAGCAGAGACAAGGTTCCTGTACATCCTGATTTTGACCGGGAGCTGGAGCATGAAAGGGGACTGCTTGCCGCGGCCAGGAAGACAAAGAGCCTCTTCCCCGTCATGTATATCCGGGATATGCTGGCGGAAACCATGCAGAAGAAGCTTGGTATTGTGCGCAGGGAAGAGAACCTTTTAAAAGGGCTTGAGGAGATCGACTATTATCTTGATATCGCAGGGAAGCTTAATTATGATTCCAGTGTCATGCCCTATTTCAACTACAGTCTGGAGGGGATCCTGACTCTTGCCCGGGCAACGGTGACCTGTGCGCTTTCCCGCCGGGAAAGCCGGGGAGCCCACAATCGGAGCGATTATCCTCATGTGGATGACAGGTGCCAGTCGGCGACAATCATTTCCTATGATGATGGGAATTATAGGGTGCGCCTGGATAAGGAGGGATACTATGAAAGTTAGAGTGCTGCGTCAGCTTTTTCCTGGCAGCCAGCCTTACTGGGAAACCTTCGGCTATGACGGACCCTGGGATAATTCCATCGCCGGGGTTCTGGATTATCTGAATTACCACGATGACATTGTTGATATAGACGGACATGCGACGACACGAATCGGCTGGGAGTGTTCCTGCCTCCAGGGCATGTGCGGTGCCTGCGCCATGGTGATTAATGGAATTCCCGCTCTGGCCTGTGAGACATTTGTCCGCGATCTGAAAGGAAAGGACATAGAGATTCGGCCCTTGCAGAAATTCACGGTCATTCACGACCTGGTGGTGGACAGGTCCTCCATTCATGAAAATCTGAAAAATGCCAATGTGTATATCGGGGAATACCAGCCGTCTGAGGATCGTGACGAGGAGCATCAATATGCTGCCGCCAAATGCTTAAAATGCGGACTCTGTCTGGAGGTGTGTCCGAATTATGTGAACGGACGGACCTTCTTTGGCGCGGCATTTGCCAATGACTGCTATCTGGCTGCATCGAGAAACCGGTCAAAGACAGAGGATATCCGCAGAATTTATGCGGATCATTTCGGCAAGCATTGCTCTAAATCTCTGTCCTGTATGGATGTCTGCCCGATGAAGATACCGACCCTGGCATCTATTGCAAAAATGAACAAAAAAGGGTAAAATTATGCATACATTTATGGAGGCAATCGCAGATATATTCAGACGGATTGAAGAAGTCAAAGAAGAGGTTGCCCATGAGCACAGGAGAAGCAAGGGCCTTGAGGCAGAAGTGCAGAAAAAATTAAAGTAGTGATTTGTTTATAATACTAAACAGATTAAGGTCATTTACTGAATTCAGTAGATGGCCTTTTACTTGTTTGCGCGCCATGGGCGCGCTCTAACGGGTGAAAGTCCCGAGTACGCGTAGGCAACGACGAAGTACATAGCTGAACAGCAAGGGTGTCCATCGTGAGGTGGAATCTGAAGGAAGCTGTAGGCAAACCCTTGGCCTGACGGACAGGAACCACATATAAGGCTGGGAAATACGGATAAGTCGGCATAAAGCGATGAAGTCCAAAAGTTGCTGGAAGTACCAGTAGATGTGGCAGGTAGATGAGGGGAAAGAGCGAGCACCTTAAGCGTGGAGGTCTCATGGGCGGTTCCATCAGCCGTAGTAACAACGAACT